TATAAGAATCTTTAGCAGTGTTTCTAGAACCTAAACCAATTCGCGAATCTTGTACATGACATTGTGGATTAGAAAACAACCAAGGTTGTAAATGATAAGAAGTTAAACTCATTGAACGATATGATTGTAAAGGATTAGTAAATCTTGTATCTTCTGAATTTAATATAGGATTGCATACTTTTTTATTGACAACTTGATTTTTAGAATAATGCATATTAGTTGCATTTTCATTACATTCAGAAGCAGATATATTTCTGCTTTGTAATTCAGATTCAATTTGAGTCATGTCGCTCCAATTTAAAGAACTTCCGTTTTTTGCTGTAGAAACATCTACTTTAGAACCAATAGGACCTGTTAATGAATAACATTGATTACAATTTTCAACATATCCTGGAAATAATCTATATTCACCAACACCAACAGTTCTTTGATTGTATAATTTAGTGGCACAATTATCATATTTAAGGCGATTAAAAGACATCTACTATATAATAAAGCTTAGATAAATTTTTAAATTAATTTATAAAATAAATATAATTTAAAATAAACTTAAATTATATACAATAGATTTTATAAAAATTGTTAAAAATTTTTTATTTTCATGTAAATAATTAAAACATAATTTTATTAGGTCATTTGAATATGTTATTAATTTATATAATAAAAATTCTTAACAATTTTTATGAAATTTTATCATTTTTATTAAATCTGTTGTATTTATTTATCACAACATGAAGTATTTAATAAAGTTTCATTTAATCCATTAGAAGTTGGCATTTTCATGTTAGTTGGTGTAATATAATAAATAGATTCACACATATGTGATGGTGAATAATTCAAAGTTGAAGAAGGCGATTTAGGATTATATTTTTTATCAGGACATTTAGAATCTTGTCTAGTTAACCCATATAATTCACTTTCAACATTAGTTTTACTACCAAATTCTAAGTTATTTGTATATGAACCAACAGGACACTGTTTGGAGTTTTCATATTTGCCTTGAAATAAATTATATTCTAAAGGAGATGTGCTTTCTTGTAATTCTTTGGAGTATGCACAATTATCATATTTTAAACGGTTAAAACTCATACTATATATTATAATTGAGAAAAAAAAACTTAAAAATTTTTATACTTTTATTTTTGAAACCCATTGGGAAATTAAATTACCTAAATATTCATCTGCAATTAAATTATTTTTAATATAATTATCCCAAATATAACTTAAAACTATATATTTTTCTTTTTCATTTATTTGACATGAATCTTTTAATAATCTAATAAAAAAATATTTTAATTCAATATGTATACACCAATCAATAGTTAAATTAAAATTATAATCAATAAAAGGAACTAAATACACCAACAATAATTCTAATTTATTATTTGGACATTCTAATGAAGATTTTAATGGAAAAACTATTTCCTCTCTAATTAATGATAAATAAGCTTCTTTAGAATTGGTATTTAATTTATTTAATAATGATTCTAAATGTTTAAAAAAAATATTAAAGGTTATTTCATCAAATCCTATTAAATCATTTTTATTAAAATAATTTAATAAAAATTTAAGCTCTATAATATCATCTATTGGAGAATATAATAGAACAAGTTTAATAAGTATTGCAATATCCATATAATTTTGTATTTGGAAATGTTTTTTTTCACCATCTCTAAAAAATAAATGTTTTTTCATATCACTGCCATTTTGAAGTAAAAAATTAATGATATTTGGATCTCTTTCTAAACACGCATATTCAAGTAATGTATATCCTTCTTTATTAACAATATCAACAGGACATCCTAATTTTAAACAACATTTTATAAATGTTGTATCACCAAACTTAACAGCTTTATGTAAAGGTGTATTTCCATTTTCATCATAAATATAAAAATTTAGATGAGATGACTTATTTTTTTTTAATTCTTCTATATTTCCAGTTTCAATTAATTCAAATAAATTAGATTCTAATATTTGAGGGATAGCTTTTTTAATTGATTGTTCACCAGTAAGAGTTATCATTTTATTACATTCTGTTTCTGTATCTTTTAATATTTCTTTATATTTTTCTTTATTTTCTATCATTATTAAATATTTTAGAGATTGTTTAAAATATTGAAAGGCTTTATTTTTATCTGTATTAAAAATTTTTTTTCCAGTTAAATACAATTTTAAACATTTTTTAATTTTTTCTTCATTTACATTTAGTGTATTAATTTTATTATCCATTATAAAATAATAAGATTAATATTTAAAATTAAACTCCATCGAATTAAAATCTTTTGAGTCAACCTGTTGAATAATAAAAGATTCTGATTCACTTTTTCTTGTAGATTCACCACCTCGTGGTATTGGTAAAACTAAATTATTTGAATTTTGAAATCTAGTATCAATATATTGCCATCTATCAATTACTTCACTTTCTTTATTAGCTTTAAAGTTTTTAGTTTCTGTTCTTGTAAAATCACCAATTCTGATATCATTACTTATAGTTAAATTACCAAAACCTCTTCCTGGACCTGTATCATAACCAGTAAAATATACTTTTTCATCAGATTCTTTTTGTAAATTATTTTGAATAGGAATAGCATAATTATTTGGATGAATAGATTCATTTAACTGAATCTGACTTTTATGTCTAGTTCCAACACCTGGAGTCATTAATTTAGATTCGTCTTCAATAACATTCCATTTTTTTTCATATTGCCAGAATCCAGGTGTATCACAATAATAATCTTTATTATCAGTATTATTATATCTTTCTTTTTTATTCATTTTTTGGGGATTAAATTTATCATGATTATCATTACTATTAAATGGAAAATAACTCATTATATATATTATTAGAATTTAAAAATAAATTAAACTAATATTCTCTATAATATCTTGATTGATGATATCGATTATCCCTATTTTTATCACAACCAATTCCTTCATTTTTACATTTTCCAGAATTACCATATAACCAATTAGCAAAACCAGTTTGGTTATTTACAATTTGGGTCCATGGCATTGTAAAAAAATTTCTGTCTGAAATATTAGTTCCCCATAAATCAACAGGGTCCGGAACTATATCTTTTCTAAATTCATTTCTCATTTCATCTTTCACATCATCATATTCGCACGCAGATTCTCTATCAACATCATCACCAAAAGTATAATTCATAAAAGGGTTTTTTTTTGTCGGTTTTACACAAGTTGATAATGTAGATACTTGGTCAAAATTTTCATAAGTTCCTAAACAAAAAGATATAATTAATAAAACAACACTAATTGATAACCATTTCATGTTTTGATTAAATATTAAAATTAAAATAGAATAAAAAATAGCAAATCTTGCAATAGCATTTATTTTTTGTTCTTTTGTTAAATTATTATTTGGAAAAAATTGATACCAATCATCTAATAATATTAATGGATTATTATACCATAATTCACTCATTAATAAAAGGAAGAAAAAAGATTTTAATATAAAATATAATAAGTTTGTTTAATTGATTCTACAAGTACCTTTAATAGTACTTCAATTTCAAGATTTTCAGTGATACGAGGTTCTATAGATTCATCTATCTGGAGTTACTACTAATGGTTCTAATTGAACTTCTTGAACTTCAAATTTAGATTTATATATTAATCTTAATAAGGTATTATTAACATTTCTTCTAATTGGCGTTATATAGCAGATTTCATAAAAATTGTTAAAAAATTTTAGTTTCCTTTAAATAATAATTTTACTTTATCTGCGCACTTTAATAATGTTTAACAATTTTTATGAAATCTGTTGTATATTTTAAAAATATATGTTTATTTTAAGCGTATCGAATTTAATTATTATAAGATGATATACTAAATTTAGTTCAGATTAAAAAAAGCATGATTTAAACATGCTTCAACATCAAATCTTTTATTTGGTGATATTTGTAACATTCCATTAATAAGATTAATAATATTATCAAGATTGTCAAGATTGTCAATAATATTATATTGTTGGATATTTTTTTTTAGTAGATCAATTTGATAATGTGATATTTTCATATTTATTAATTTACCTGATTTATCAAAAAATGTTTTCCAATATTTTGTTTTCTTTAAAAAATCTAGCGGAAAATCTCCACAATATGAATTAATCCACCATAAATGATATTCGTCACGTGAATGTTTAGAATCTTTTTCTGGGTCAAATAATATACGTCCTGTTAATAACTCATAAAACACACATCCTAATGCCCATATATCAACACTATATGATGTTTCTCCCATTAATATAATTTCTGGTGCTCTATAATATCTAGTACCAAATTCTGTTTCATAATGTTCATCTTCTGTACAATATGTTCCAAAATCAGATAAAGTTATATTACAATTAGAAATTAAATCTTGATTTATTTTATATTTTTCTAACTTATCTGGATATTCTAGTTGTTCACAAATACATTTATGAACAACTTCTCTAATTTTTTTTTTATCTATTGATTTCATTTTATTAATTGAATCTAAACTTTTATTTTTACCTAACCAAAATTGTTTTTTTGATTCAGTATACTTTTTAAGAAAATCATGTGAAGTATATTGTTCTATTATTATTTTGTCAAAACTATTTTGACCTTTTAATAAAATATTATCCGTTTTAATATCAGCATGATATACTTTTACTTTTTTATGCAAGTATTTAATTGCAGTTAATAATTGATACATTATTTTTTTTACAACTTGAACAGGAAGACCATTCTCTATATTACTTTTACGAATTAATGAATCTAAATTTCCTGTTTGTAATTCAAAAACACCACATGCATATTTATTATTATCTTTTTGTTCAATAAAACTTTCTTTTAAATGATTAAATACATGTAATTTTTCTGGTAATTTTTTTAAAAATTTAAATTCTTCTAAACCTTTCTTATATTCATTTGGTTCATTTACTTTTATAGCATAAAATTTAGAATCTTCGATATTATAACCTAACCAAACAATTGCATCTGCACCTTTACCAATTTCATCAATTATATTATATTTATCTAATATTTTACCTTTTAAATCTAAATTTTCTGAATGATGAGATATATCATCAGATGAAGTAGATACATATGAACTTTCTGAAGTACTATCGTAAGATTTTGAACTAGAATTTGAATTTGATTTTGAACTAGATTTTGAACTAGATTTTGAACTAGACATTATCATTAATATAATAAAAATTATTTAAATCATTTTTACAATTACAACAAATTTTATAAGAATAAATCTTATAAAAATATACATGATTTAAATATACTATTTTTATAAAATTCGTTGTATATAAAATTATAAAAATCTATTTAATAATATATAATGAAAAAATTTAGTGATAATAAAAAAATTAAAATTATTGGAGATGTAATAGAAAAAGGAAAAGATGGAATACTTTTTAATAGTTTAATAATTTTTAATAGTTTAAAATCTTCTGATGAAGTAAAAAATGATAATATTTATCCAACACAATTTTTTATTAATAATAAATCTAATATTTCAGATTATGAATATAATGATAATATAAAATTAATTAAATCTAATAGAACTAAAACTCAATTAATGGAAATACCAGATTTATCTTTACCATTAACAGATGTTTTAAATATTTACGATATTGATACTTATGAGGAACTTGTAGAATTAATAAAAAAATTATTATTTGATAATGCGTCAATGTATACAATATATAGATTAGTTAATACATTTACTAGAATTTATTATAATGATTTAAAAAAAACTAATAATTGTTTAATTAAAATATTTAAACTTATTTTTAACAAAGAAGCTATAAACCATACAGAAATATCAAAATATAAAATTAATGAAGATAAATTATTAGCTTTCCTAAATAAATGGTTTCAAAAAAATGATGAGAATAAATTTTATTTAAATATTTGCAAAGATGTAAAAAATTTTCTCAGTGATAAATATGAGTATAACTGATACATCAAATTCAAATTATAGTTCTACAGGTATTCGTAAATTTTTTCCTCACCCTAATCAATTAACAATTTCAACTGGTACTGGCAATAACAGAAGACTTGAATCAATACCAATTATTAATCAACCATCTATACCTATTCAATATCAAGATGTTGGTGATAATCCAAATTTACAATCTGATGTGACTGATTTTTTTTATACTAAAGTTTTAAAATGGATTAATAAAGATATTGACTTTAAACATCTTAAAAAACATTATATTTTTTTAAAAAATCATTCTGGTAAAAATTATATTTATAACATGTTAAGATTATTTGTTAAAAAAAGTAAAGCAAATTGGTACGATTTAAGAGAACAAAATTATGATATTGTTAAAAAATATCTAAAATTTAAAATTGCAAATATTTAAAAATAATAATTTTATTACCTTTTTTCCTTAATTAAAAGAATATTTCGTCTATTGATAATTATTCTTTTTTTTGCAGTTTCTTCATAATGTAAAGGTTTATTATAATCTATAAAATTTTTGTTTGCATCATTAATTTCTATTTTGTTGATACAATTTATAGATGATATTTTTTTCTTATTAAAGTTTATTTCTTCATCAGAGGACAAATAATCTGATGATGTCTGATATATTAAATCACATTTATTATTTGTGCTTTGTAAAAAAATATTAGTTATTAAATTTTGTTCATTTATTATTTCCATTAAATATATATTAGATTTATTTTTATTTTAATTTAATTTTGTTTTAAATTAGATAAGGTGAACAAAATACTATTTAAGGAAATATTACATTAATTATTAATGTCCGAAAAACAATATACTAAAGAAATCTTTGTTAAAGATTATTTTGAAATTCATAATTTTTATACAAATATCTACGGTAAAGATAGAACCATTGTTTTAATGCAAGTTGGTTCTTTTCATGAATCATATTGTACGGATAAAAAAGGATTAGATTTACTAGATTTGGCGCAGAAATTAGATGTAGTTTGTACTAAAAAGAATGGAAACAAAGAATTAAGTGATTCTAATCCAAGGATGATGGGATTTCCTATTCATGTAACTCATTCTTTTATTGATAAATTAATCAACTTGAATTATACTATAGTTCTTATAGACCAAACAACAGAACCACCTAACCCTAAAAGAGAAATTACTGGTATTTATTCTCCTGCAACATATATTGAAAAAAATAATACTAAAAATAATAATTTAGTATCAATTGTTATTGATAAAGTTAAAAATAAAATTAAAGAACAAATTTGTATTGGTATAGCATCTTATGATTTAGCAACAGGGACAGGTTATTTTATGGAAACTTATTCCACAAATAATGATGAAATATTCGCTTTAGATGAAGTATTAAGATTTTTAGGTTCAGTAAAACCAAGAGAAATATTATTGGTAAATAAATTAAAAGAATCTATAGCTAATTTAACACCAGATGAAATACAAAATTATTTACAATTAGAAAACATTTATGAAATTAAATTAGAAAATCAAGAAAAAATTAAATATCAAGAAAGAATATTTATGCAAATATTTCCACAAGATTCACAAATTTCTGTTTTTGAAAGTCTTGATTTAGTTCCATATAATTATGCTAGGTTAGCACTAGTTAATTTATTAGAATATTGTTTATTACATCAAAATAATTTATTAAATAATATTAAAAAACCGCAAAATTACTCCAATGATAAATTTTTATATTTGGGTAATAGAGCATTAGAACAATTAGATGTATTTTCTAGGAATACTGGTGAAAAAGGATTATCAAATATTATTGATTTTACTAAAACAAATTTAGGCAAACGTTTTTTACATAATGCATTATCTAAACCATTAATTAATTCAAATGAAATTCAAAAAAGATATCAATCAATTCAAAAATTATTAGATAATGAAAATTATAATTCTATTCTTACATTTTTAGAAGATGTGTATGATATTGAAAGACTTTATAGAAGAATTAATATTGGTAATTTACATCCTTATGAATTAAATCAAATGTATTTATCTTTTTATCAAATTAATAGTTTATTATCATTTTTAAAAGAAAACAAATTACATGTATTACATGATAATGAATTTAAAAAATTAAGTAAAAATATTAATGTATTTTTAAATTATATCAATACAAGATTTGATGTGAAAGAATTAGATAGTACTAATTTTAGTAATTATCAAGAAGATACTAAAACTTTTTATAATAAAGATATTTATTCTAATATTGATGAATTAGTTGGTAAAATTGAAACAGGGACTAATTTTATAGATTTATTAAAATCTAAATTAGAAGATTTAATTAGTGATGAAAAAAGTTTATTTGGTAAATCTGAAAATTCATTAATAACAAGTAAATTTAACGAACGTGATGGGCATTATATGTTAATTACAAATAGAAGATGTAAAATTTTAAAAGAAAAATTACAAAAAAACCCAACTTTAACAATTGGTAGTTATATATTAAAAATATCTGAATTAGAATTTAACGAATTACCTAAAAGTTCAAGTACTAAAATTAACTGTAGTAAAATTAAAGAACTTTCAAATGAAATGATAATAAATAAACAAAATTTAGCAAATTTAAATAAAAGTACTTTTAAAGAAGAATTAGTTAAACTAACTGAAAAATTTAATGATTTATTTATATGGGCTAGTAATGAAATAGGTTTTTTAGATTTTATAAATTCGGGTGCTATATGTGCTATTAAAAATAAGTATTCTAAACCAGTTATTGATGAAAAAGATAAATCATATTTTAATGCTATTGGTTTAAGACATCCAATTATTGAAGTTATAAATAAAGATTTTAGTTACGTTCCTCATAATATTTCATTAGGTATGATGTCAATTACATCAGAACTTGGAATAAAAAATACAAATTCTACATGTGAAGAAATAGATGGTATTCTTTTATATGGTATTAATAGTTCAGGAAAATCAACATTAATGAAATCGATTGGATTAAACATTATTTTAGCTCAAATAGGTTATTTTGTTGCATCTGAAAATTTTACATTTTCTCCATATACATCACTTTTTACAAGAATTGTTGGAAATGATAATATGTATAAAGGGTTAAGTTCGTTTATGGTTGAAATGATGGAATTGACATCTATATTAAAAAGAAATAATAAAAATACTTTAGTTATTGGTGATGAGATATGTAGAGGCACAGAAGAGAAATCAGCTAATATTATTGTGGCTTACATGTTGGAAACATTATCTAAATCCGGAAGTTCTTTTATTACAGCTACGCATTTACATAAAGTTGCATCAATTAATTGTATTCAAAAACTAACAAGAGTTAAATCAAAACATTTAAAAATTACATATGATCCTGAAAACGAACAATTAATTTATGACCGTCATTTAAGCGATGGACAAGGTGATACATTCTATGGACTACAAGTAGCTAAATTTTTAATGAAAGATTCATTTTTTAATAATAGAACAACAGAAATATTAAAAGAATATGATGAAGTTAATATAAAAAAATCTAATTATAACGATGATTACATGGTTGAATGTCATATATGTAAAGGAA